AGCCGATGAAATATGATGATGAGATATTTTGGAAAGTTGAAATAAAACTAGCGGCTAATAAAACTGAAACTTTACTTGTTGCGGATAGAGATATCATAAACCTTCGCGGTTTTGGGGTTGATCCAGTAATAGGATTGTCAGCTATTCAAATCCATAAGCAAAATTTAGGGCTTTCACTAGCCGCACAAGATTACGGTGCAGATTTTTACAACAAAGGAACTAGAATTGACGGCTATATTGAATACGCTGGGACTTTAAAACCAGAGACAAAAGACGCAATAAACCAACAATGGAGTGCCAATTATGGCCCGAATGGCACACGTGGCACGGCTATACTTGACGCTGGGTCTAAATATCACCGTATTGGTCTACCGCCAGCAGATGCTGAGTTTATAGCAACCAGGAAATTCCAAAAGAATGAGATTGCCACAATATTGGGCATACCTTCATTCATGATTAATGAAATGGATGGGTCTACATTTTCAAATATCGAGCATATGGGCATTGAGTTTGTGACCTATGGCATTGGATCTTGGATTGAGAAGATTGAGCAAGAGTATAGACGAAAATTACTAAAAGAAAACGAAAAAAGAACTTTCTACTTTAAGCACAATGTTGATCGTTTACTGCGAACGGATGTAAAAACCAAAGGAGAGTATTATAGATTAATGACAGACATTGGAGCATATACAATTAATGATGTGCTTGAATTGGAAGATAGAAATAGCATTGATGGCGGGGATGAACGATATGTTCAAATAAACCGTATTCCAATTGATGACATAAAAGAATATTATAAAAAAGATGAACAAAATAGATAGATTAGTTGAATGTAGAGGGGTTGATGTAGAAAACAGAACGGCCCAGTTTGTGATTTCAACTGAATCAGTTGACAGACACGGCACGGTGTTTAAATTAGCCGGTTGGGAATTAGACAGCTACAACAGAAACCCAATAGTTGGATATAATCACGTAGTAAGCGGAGACAATCCAGACACCATAATAGGCACATCACGAGTATTTCAAGATGGAGATGCTTTGATTGGTGAGGTGACTTTTGAGCGTGAAGGCAACAATCCACTTGCTGACAAAGTATTTAACAAAATGAATGATGGTATTTTAAAAATGGCATCAGTTGGAGCAATTCCGCATGAATATAGATACGGCGATTCAAATGAGGGTGAAGATCGTGACACGGTATATTTCACACGCCAAGAATTGATTGAATGGTCAGTTGTATCAGCGGGGTCAAATCGTGATGCTTTCAAACGTAGTGCAGACCAGGTAGATGAAATTAAAAAAACGCTTGAAGAAATAGTTGAAGAAGTGCCAGTTACAATGGGACTTTCAACAAAAGCAGATTTAAGAAACTTTGGCAAAGTTAAAATTGTTACAAAATACTTATAATTTATAAATAATATTTGCAACAATAAATTTTTAAAAAATGAGAAACAGCAAAACAATAAGAGAAGAAATCGGTGTTGCAAAAAGCACCCTTGACACTCTTGAAACATTAGTTACTTCTGAAGATAGAGATTTTACAGAAGAAGAAAAAGTGTCTTTTGACACAAATATGGATGAATTGACTAGATTAGTTGAGGAATTACCAAAAACAGAAAAACAAGAAGAAATTAGAATGAAAAGTGCAAATTTAGGTGGCAGTCCAATAGCGACAGAAACTAAAGAAGAAAAAGAAATAGTTAGAGACTTTTCTTTTGGTAAAGCAGTAAGAGCAGCATTTGGCGGCAAACTTGAAGGAGTTGAAGCGGAAATGGCACAAGAAGGTGAAAGAGAAATGGCTGCAATTGGTCGTTCTTCAAACGGAATTGTGATACCAGCAATGGTATTAAACAGAGCGGTTATAACTGAGAACGGTACAACTGGTGTTGAGGCTCAAAGTTTTGTTGATGCAGTATATGCAAACACAATCCTAGATGATCTAGGTGTAACACGTGTAAGTTCTACAACTGACCAACGCATTCCAATACTTGGAGCGGTTACTACACAATGGGAAACTGAAGTTTCTGACGCAATCGATGGCGGTTCAGCAATGAGCAAGAAAGATTTAGCACCAAAGAGACTTGCAGCGTATGTAGATTTTAGTAAGCAAGCAGCTATGCAAGCAAACGAATCTATCGAATCTGCTTTGAGAAACTCAATCGCACAAGCAGTTGGAGCAAAAGTTGAGTATGCACTATTTACTGATGATTCAGCAAATGGATCTTATGCTTACTTAGGAAACGGAAAAACAGCCGTAACAAATGCAGACATCACAGATTTGATGATGGCACTTGTTGAGGAAGTACAATCAAACAACCACAACCGTGGAAACCTTGGTTTTGCAATATCAAATGATTTGTTTACTGAAGTATATACAGCAGCACAAGTTTCTGGTGTTAATCCACTAATCATAAACGAAATGATAATGGGAGTTATGTCTAAGTTTAGCAATCAAATTGCAGACATCACAAATCCAGCCGTTTATTATGGAGATTGGAGTAAAGTTCAAATCGCACAATTTGGTGGAGTTGAAATATTAATGGATCCTTACACGCAAGCTATAAAGGGAACCAACAGACTTATCTTAAACTCTTATTGGGATGCAGCACTTGTACAAGATGCAGCTATCAGCGTAGGAACTTTCGGGTAATTTTAATTTAATTTTATATATTGAAAAAGGGTGGGTTTTGCCCATCCTTTTTTTTTGATGTGATGATAAGAAATAAAAAAATAACAAGCTACACACCAGAGGTAAATTGGGCTTTGACATTAGTAGAGGCCAAAAGACATTTAAACATTTTGGATACGTCATTTGACGATTTAATAAATGATTATATTTCATCAGCACACGTAATGTTATACAATGAAGCGGCTATTCTTGTGAAGGGTGCTGTGACTGGCTATATGGATATGTGGCAAGATTTTAGGGTTGATGTTGCACCGGTTGACACGGTGGCAATATATTACTATAATGCAGCCAATACTAGGACTTTGCTAGATCCATCAAAATATACTTGGAATAACGGATTATATTCCTATATTGAAATTTTAGACAATGCACCAAACTTAAATGATAGGGATTGGCCAATTGATATTGAAATTACAACACTAGCAAATAGTGATGCAATGGTAAAACAAGCACTTAGAATGATGGTTGCTGATATGTTTGAAATGCGACAAAATGAAATCATTGGAAGCGTTAAGCAATTAAGTAGAGGTACACAATACCAAATTTCATTAGTTAGCCAAAGAACAGAGATATGATGAATATTGGCCGGTTAGATAGAAAAATTGTAATTGAAAGCCAAACGTTTTCAACCAATTCTATTGGTGAATATACATCAAGTTGGTCTACTTTTCACACGGCTTTTGCATCAATAAAAAAGGTGTCTGGGAGTGAGAAAGTAGAAGCGGATCAGATAACGGCAACAAATAAAGTCCGGTTTAAAATACGGTTCTTTGATGGAATAAATGAGTCTATGCGAGTGCTTTACAATAGCAACTATTATGATATTGTTGAAATACAAGAACTAGACCGCGAAGGGTTATTTTTAACAGCTACAAAGAAACTGTGAGTTTTAAGATAGAGGGCATAAAAGAGGTATCACGTGAAATCAAAAAGCTATCAAGCGACAAAATGAAACGTAGTGAAATACTCAAGTTGTTGAGGCGTCAATCAAAACCAATGATGCAAGCTATGCGGCAAAATGCCCCAGAATCTGACAATGTAATTGTGGTTAGAAATAATGTATACTATCCAGGTAACTTAAAAAAATCAATTGCAATAAAAACATCGCCATCAAAGAAATATCCAAATGTTTTGGTTGGTCCAAAATATGGCCGTGGTGCTAAAAAGTACGATGGATTTTATGCGTGGTGGATTGAGTACGGAAATGGAACCCATCAATCAAACCCAACTGGGGGTAAAAACTTTGTGCAAAAAACTTGGAGACAGAAAGGCGTAATGATGCAAACCCAAGCCAGCACGCAATTAAAAAAATACATTGATAAAAAAGCAAAAACGTTAAAGTTATGAAAATAGAATTATTACAAGATCACGCCGTGGCAAGAAGAGTATTGCCACAAGGCACACAATTGAGGGTTTCCAATAAATTGGGCAAAGAATTGATTGATTTAGGTGTTGCAAAAAGTTTTGATGGATATACCAAAGAAGAACAAGTAGAGCACATTTTAGAAATAGCGGCTGATAACGAAGAGACGCCAATAGTTAAAAAAATTACAAAAAGAAAAAAGCAAAGTAATTAAGTTTGCAATAATAAAAATAATAAGATATGGCAAGTACTGGAATCCTTAACGGAACATTAGCAAAAATAGAAGTTGGCGGCGTAACGGTTGCACATTTAACATCGAATAGTTTAACATTAGATCATTCAACACGTGACGCGTCTACAAAAGACTCAGCGGGATGGAAAGAGAGTTTAGAAGGCCAAATTGCTTTCAGCGGATCTGCTGAAGGGTTCTTTGCTGAAGACGCATCTTATGGTTATGAAGATTTATATGGTGAGTTTATATTAAGAAGTAAAATTGTTGTTACTTGGACTACCTCGGTGGTTGGTGACCAAGAATATAGCGGAGATTGTTACATTACTTCACTTGAAAGAACAGATGGGCTTGAAGAATCAAGTACATTTTCTGTATCATTAGAAGGAACTGGAGCAATTACGAAAGCAACTGTTACTTAATAGATATTTTTTAGTTCGTACACAATAAAGGGGGTGGGTTTTTGCCCATCCTTTTTTTATATATAAAAATTATGATTAAAATTAAAAACAAAGAGTACAAATTTAAATTCGGTTTCAAAGCAATATTATTGTTTGAAAAGGAAAGTGGCACAAGCATCTCAGCAATGGGTGAAAACATTAAAATGGCTGATATTGTAGAAATCGCTTATGCGGGCCTACAAGCAGCCGGCGAGAAGGTTACAAAGGATTTTATCATTGACGCAATTGATGATGATATGGGCCTTTTAAACGTGTTCACAGAAGCTATGTCGCAAGACATGGCGGCTATGAATAATTTGAAGGCAGAAGCAAAAAAGTAAAGCAACCTTTGATTAATTGGATACGGGGTTTTGTCCTGGGTGCATTGAAGCAAAGCCCCGCATCCTTAGAAAGTTATTCAATGGTTGAAATCCTAGATGCTTACTATGGTCACCAAATGGACCAGAAAATAAGTGAGCGGGTACATTGGGAGGCTGCTAGGTTTGTTTCATTTGTATCGTTAAAAGCGGCGGGGAATAAAAGAATGAAAAGCCCTACCGATTTGATGAAATTTGAATGGGAGAAAATCAGCACACCGAAAGGCACCAAGGGCAACGGCTGGAGCAAAGAAGAACTGCAAAGGTTAAAAGAAGAAAAACCGAATTGGTTTAAATAAAAAAATGGCAAAGAAGAGCATCAATATAAGAGCGGGGTTTGATATGAAGGCGTTTAGCACGTCTTCTCAAAACTTGACAAGAAGTCTAAAAAGCACCGGTAAGAAAATGCAATCGGTGGGCAAGTCAATGTCAATGTCATTGACCGCTCCAATTGTTGCACTTGGCGGGTTAGCTGTTAAAACCTTCGCAGACTTTGAGCAAAGTATGGCCAAGGTTAAGGCCATAAGTGGGGCAACGGGCAAAGATTTTGAAGCATTAACACAAACAGCAAAGGATCTCGGTATATCAACTAGGTTTGCAGCTAGTGAGGTTTCTGATTTGATGCTGAACTATTCCAAGCTAGGTTTTTCATCAGATGAAATCCAGAAAATAACAGCGTCAACACTTGACCTTGCACTTGCAACGGGTGAAGATTTGGCAACGTCTGCAATGGTTGCGGGTGGTACGCTTCGGGCATTTGGGCTTGATGCTTCACAAATGGGGATGGTTACCGATGTGATGGCCAAATCCTTTTCAAGTTCAGCACTTGATCTAAATAAGTTTCAAGTTTCGATGTCATCAATTGCACCAGTAGCAAAGGGGCTTGGCCAAAGTTTACAACAAACAACCGCACAACTTGGTGTTCTTGTAAACAATGGAATAGAAGCGTCAACGGCTGGCACTATGCTTAGAAACATGATGCTGAAAGCCACAAAAGATGGCTTTAGTATGGATGAAGCATTGAAAGACATTGCAAGTTCTACTGATAAAGCGGGCACATCCTTAAAATACTTTGATACTAGAGCAACTGCAACCGCTTTAGTTTTGGCTGACAATATTAAGGCTGTTAAGGGCTTGAATGATGAGTTGCTAGATTCCAGCGGTGCAGCCAAAGATATGGCTGATATTATGGACAAAACCTTAGAGGGTTCTATGATGAAGCTAAAATCTGCAACTGAAGGGATGGGGATTGCATTTGGTGAAATATTAGCACCAGCGATTGGTGAAATTGCAAATTTCTTATCAGACATTGCTATGAAGTTTTCAGAACTTTCAGATGGAACAAAGACAACAATAGTTGTAGTTGCGGCACTTGCTGCGGCAATAGGGCCATTGTTGCTTGTGATGGGTACATTGTTGACAATGGCCCCCGCAATAGGTGCAGCGTTCACTTTAATGACGGGGCCGGTTGGTATAGCAGTTGTAGCTATTACGGCACTTATAGTAGGTTTATCAATTGCTACTTCAGATGCGAATGATAAAACAAAAGAACTTACTAGGACACAAAAATTGATGTCTAGTACTTCAGAAAAATATCAAAAAAATCTGGACAAAGAAAAGTCTAAAATGTTGCTTGCTTTTAATGTATTAAAAGCAACAAACAAAGGCAGTAATCAAAGAAAAAGATTAATTAATGAAATAAATGATACCTACGGAACTACACTACAAAACCTAGATGATGAAAAAGAGTTTGTAAAACAATTAGATTCTTCATATGCTGACTTGATAAAAAGTATGACTAAGAAAGTCAAGTTATCATTAAAAGAAGATGTTTTGCGTGATTTGGTTTCTATTGAAAATGACATTACAAATTCTATTGAAAATATAGGAAAATCTATTGACGCAATACCAAGAACTTCAATGGGTCAAATTATTGAGTTTGACAATGCAAAAGATAATAATATTGCCGGTAATCAACAAAAAACTTTTTATGGTACACTATTAGATCAACAAAAAAAGTTCACAGAAGAACTTGCCCAAAACAAAGCAGAGCAAGCAAAAATATTTGAAGGTGATTTTTTAAAAGATATTGAACCAACTCCGCCGTCAGCCTCAACAACTAAAAAAATAGTAAAAAGTATTGAGGATTCTTTGGATGGTATGGTAGTTCCTATGCCTGAACTAGATTTCAGTAAATTAAACATTGGTAACCCTAATGACTTGGTAAAGGTAGAGCCAATAGAGATTGATGTAAAAGTAAATAAAGACGGCTTTAATGAAGTTATTGAGAAATTAGGCAGTTTTGCAACTACGGCACAAATCAAAGCCCAAGAAATAGGTAGAGAAATGGGGGCGGCTTTGAATAATGGTTTGCAGAACTTAGTTACTGAGGGGCTTGTATCTTTGGGCCAATTTATTGGGGATGTGATGGCCGGCGGAGATATGACCGTTGCAGACTTTGGACGTGGGTTGCTTGATTCCATCGGCAAGTTCATGGGCCAGTTCGGTGAAGCTATGATTGCAATGGGTATTGCACAAACACTATTAAAAGCGTCAATTGCTACAATGAATCCAGCGGCTGCCATTATTGGCGGTGTTGCATTAGTGGCAGCGGGTGCAGCCATCTCAACTTTAAG